TAACTATTGAATCATTTAATTATGATGATATTAACTATTATGGGAATGATGAATATAAATATTGCAAGGATTTTCTTGAATTCCATTACAAAAAATTAAATAAGGATTATAAATTAGGATTTCTCAAAGAAAATGTTAAAATTAATTCGATAATTGATATTATTTTAAAATTATCTCCTCATAAAACTCAGGATTTGAGATCATATATTCCTGATTGTGATAAATATGCTGCATTTGGTTTTTTATGGAAATCGAAAAGAGAAGTTCCACAAAATGCTATTACTGATGATAAAAATAAATGTTATTCATGGGCATTAGCAACTCTTCCAAGATTAATTGCTTTTGATTACAGAAGAGATAATATTACAGTATACAATGGAGAAGAAATAGAAGATTATAATTTGTATCTAGTAGAGCCAAAGAAAAGATCATTCCAATTTCCAAATACAAGGCTTTATGCTGGTTATTATATTAAAAAGTTTGATCAAATAGAAATTACAATTAAGGAAGTTCTTCATTGTAGAAATTACGATAATTCATATGCTAAAATTATTCCAGATTTGTATGATTCAATTAAAGAATTTGATAATAAGGAAGGTGAAAAGAATTTTAAGATAATGATGAATGTTCATATTGGTAAAATGGAAATGAAACCAAAGAAGGAAATTGAATATCAATTTAAATCAATTCAAAAATCAAAGGATGCTGGAACTACTTATTATTCTAAATTTGGTAAACATTATATTTTTTATGATCCAGTTGAGAAAATTAAAAATATTACAAATTATTTGCCTATTTCAATTCAAGTAAAAGATCATGCAAGATTAATGATATTACAAAGAATAGGTGAACAGATGATTTTGGAAGAGAATATTTATCAAATTAATACTGATTCAATTACATATGTTCCAACTAAAAAGCCAACAGATTTAGATCCAAATAATATTAGAGGATGGAAAAAATCAACATATAATCCAATTAATGATCAAAATTACATATATCCTGAAAATGGATCATTAATTAAACCAGAAAAGAATAATAAATTATTTAGATTATTAAATGAAAAATATGCTGGATCTGGTAAAACAACATCAATTGTGAATAAATTAGAATGGTTCAAAACAAATAAGGAAAAAAATATTACATCTATTATTCTTACACCAACTCATGAAACATTAAATGAATGTAGAAAATTAGGAATTAATAATTGTGAAATTATTCATAAATATATTTATTCAGGAAGAATTCCAACAGAAGATTATGTAATAATTGATGAGATTGGATTATTGGATGATAAGGGTCATGATTTCATGTTAAAATTATTTTACAGTGAAAAACAATATATTTGTTATGGAGATTTTAAACAGTTATCAATATCAAAAATAGATTTTAATCAGCCACATTATTTAAATTATTTATTCAATGAATTTGATTCATCTTTTACTAATTACAGAAATAATTTCACCAAAGAAAATTATGATGATTTAATTTACAATTATGCAAAACCTAAATTAATTAAAGAAGTTAAAAAATGGTCAAAAGAAAAACCAGAGGATGCTGAATTAATATTATCATTTAAAAGAAGTACTATGAAAAAATATAATGAATATATGTTGAATTATCATAAGAAAGAATTTAAAGTAACAAAGAAAAAAGTGATTATTTCTGAAGGTCTTAGAATTAGATGTGAAACAAATGATTTTATTGATAAAAATTTATTTAATGGTACAATATTAGAAGTAATTGGTCAAATTTCTCCAACAGAGGTTCATCTATTTAATATTATAACTGATGAAATTCATATATTATCTCCAATAGAATTAATTAAGTTTCAACCTGCATATGCATTAAATATTCATAGAGTTCAAGGAAAAACATTAAAATCATATTATTGGTGTGAAGAAGATAATTATTACATTACAAACAGAGTTGCATACACAGTAATTTCGCGGCTTAAACAATAATTTTTTTATTTATATAATTATATAAATTAAAAAATATGACAAAATACAAGACAGAAGAAGAGAGAAAAGCTGCTCATAGAGAATCTATGCAAAGATGGTATCAATCACAAAAGGGTCAAGAATATCATAGGAAAAAGAAAGAAAATCAGCCTAGAAAACAATTAATGACTGAAGAAGAAAAAGCTGCTTCTCATAAAGAATCAGTTAAAAAATGGTACAATTCTGATAAAGGTGCCGCATTTAGAGAAAGAATGAAAGAAAAATATTATCAAAATAAAAATATTAATTAAATATAGTGTATTAATTAATTTAATTATGACTTATGAAGACAGATTATTAGATGGTGTCCTAATGTTGGGAACCAGAGATAAATATGAAGGATTAGATGAACATGAACATGAAGGATCTGGAAAGAAACATCATAAGAAACATCACAAAGGTGGAGTATTAATGGGAGGACATTCTGGTGTTAAACATCATATGTTTCATCATGATTTAAATACTGATAAAGGTTGTGCATTAGGAGGATCTACTTATGTTGACTTTGTCAGAGAATTTAGAAAACATCATCCACATCTTTCTTGGAAAGAAGCCTTAGTTGCTGCTAAACCAGAATACCATAGAATGCATGGATCAGGTGGAGCAATGGCTGCTGGAGCTATGGCTGCCGGAAGAAGAAAGCCACATCCAAAAACTTCAGTTGGAACATATGTAGATTTTGTTAGAGAATTTCACAAACACCATCCACATATGTCATGGAAAGAAGCCATGGTTGAAGCTAAATCTCATTATCATAAAGCTGTTGGTGGAGCTCCAAGAAAACATAAAGCCGACAAGGAAAAAGCTAAACCAAAGGTAAAAAGAATGAGTAAAAAAATGCATAAGGAAGTTGGAGGAGCATTGGCAGCTGCTTTAGCCGCAGGTACTCATGCAGTTGTTCCAATTGAAATGGTTAAATTGCCTAAAGATTCTAAGCCAATTAGAAAAGTTGGAAGGCCTAAAAAAGTTCACTTAGAAGGAGAGCATAAGGTTGAACATAGAGGCAGGCCAAAAAAAGTTTTAAAAATGAGAAAATAAATATCTAATTAAATATTATTATAATTAATTAGACATGGATATTCGATCACATATAATTAATAGAATTCTTAATAAACCAGAATTCACTCAAGAATATTACACAAGAAACAATGAAACTAATTTCTTACCACAACAAGCTAAGGAATTGGCATTGAAAACTCCATATGTCAAATCTCAGGCAAAACCTGTAAAAGAAACTGGAGTTGTCCCTCCACAACAATTAGCTAGAACAGTTGGATATAAGGAACAAGAAAAAGATTTATCTAATTTATCAAAGAAAGATTTTCAGGCATTGATTGCAAAATATATTGGTGAAAAATACAAAAATTTGGCTAGTGAAAAAGAAGGTGAACAATTATTAAAGAAAATTAATGATCTTTTGAGACCATATGGAATAGTTAATAAATTATATAATCCTCTTGTATTATCAGCTATGTACCAAAAAACATTAGATTCTCTTAGTTATATAAATCCTCCAAATGTAAGAAAAAATCAAGCAGAATTATTGGTAGTTAATAAGGTTAGAGATGAAAATATTCACCAGCAAATGGGAAGACGTATTGCACCAGTATCTGTTCCAGTAGTTACTGGAGGTCCTCCTGCTCCACCTGGTACTATTTTACCGTTATCTTCAGGTCCAAGTAGAACTAGTGTTCCTGGATTAGATGAAATTAGAGAAGCATATGATAAAATAGGTAAAGAATATGTTGATGAAACAATTAAAAAGGATGAAGAACCAAAATATGAAATGGAGCTAACAGATATTTTAGATAGACCATTGAAAAAGGGATATGAAAAGAGAAAGAAATCAGAAGAAGTCATTAAAGAAGTATCTGAATCAATTGAGGAACTTGAAAAAGATGTTGAAGTTAAGGAAATTGAAGAATCTAGCAAAACAGAAGAACGAGAACAAAGAGCTAAGGAAATTGAAGCTCTTCAATTATTACCTGAAGAAAAACAAGAATTAGAAAATCAAGTTGAATCACAAAAACAAAGAGAAGACCAATCTAAACAAATTGAACAAGAATATGCTCTTCAGGAAGTTTTAGCTGAAAAACAAAAGGAAGATGAAATGAAAGAAGAATTAAAAAAACATGAATTATTGAGACCGTCAGATTATAGTTCATTATCAAAAGAAAATGTTGATTATCGAGATATTATGAAATTAATGCAAAATAATATCCCAGAAAATATTTTAAATATTGATAATTACAAAGCATATTTATTCGATAAATTTGTAGATGGAGATATAACAATTGATGAAGTTACAATTATTACAAATAATGAAGGTATTCCGTTAGCAGTTATAACTCCTTACAAATATATGGTTACAAATGTATTATTGACTGATAAGCAAAAAAATGAATTAGATATTATTCTTCAAAGTTTTAATAGACCAATTAGTAGGATGGAAGAAGAAATATTAGAAGGCGAGCCCCAGCCTATTGAACATCCATTAAATAAACCAATTATTAGATCAATAACAAATAAGGAATTTGAAGAAGATATTTATAAAGAATTAGGAAAACACGCATTTAATCCATCAAAAGAAAAAGTGTATTATTATGATGAAGAATCAGATGAAGAAGATATTGAAAAAGATATTTATGAAGAATTGGGAAAACATGCATTTAATCCATCAAAAGAAAAAGTGTATTATTATGATGAAGAATCAGACGAAGATATTCCAAAAAGTAAGAAAAAAGAAAAAAAATTTCATGAAGCAGAAGATGTTCTCTATGATGAAAATGGTAAGCCAATTGAAATATTTCATGAAGCAGAAGATGTACTTTATGATAAAAATGGTAAACCAATAGAAATATTTTATGATGCTAAAGGCGAGCCTATGTACTATGATGCTAAAGGAGAACCCATGTATTTTGATGCTAGAGATGTTCTTTATGATGAAAATGGTAAAAAAGTTGATATATTTCATGAAGCTGAAACAACACTTTATGATGAGAATGGTAATCCAGTAGAAATATTTTATGATACTGATGAAGTTCTTTATGATAAAAATGGTAAAAAAGTAGAAATATTTTATGATCCAGAAGAAGTGTTACATGATAAAAATGGAAAACCAATTAAAATATATTATGATTCTGAAGAAACATTTTATGGTAAAAATGGAAAACCAATAGAGGTATTTTATGATTCTGAAGAATTCCTTTATGATGGACATGGCAATCCTGTTAAAGTATATTATGATGCTAAAACTGGATCTAGAATAATAACTAGAGAAAGACATCAATTAATGAAATTATCTGAACCAAAAGAAACTGTTAAAACAGAAATAATTCCTCATGGTACAACAAAACATAAATTTAAATTTAACAAAGATGGTCATGAATATGAAGTTAAGGATTCGATAAAACATAGATATGGTAATCAAATAATTCCATACGTAGAATTAATTTATAAAGATGGTAAACTTGTTGCAATGAAAAGTGATTCTATTAATAATAATGAAATTCATGAAGTTAATGGAAAAGAAATTAAATTTTTCAAACCAAAAGGAGTTAAATATACTTTTGGTGATCAAGAAATTATTCCAGATTTATTACTTACATATGACAATCGAAAAGAAAGAGTTGAACAAAAAATACTTGAAGAAGGAATAAATCTTGAACCATTACCAGAAGAAGAAATGGAAAAAATAGTATTAGAGAGTGGTGTTCCTCTTGCACCATTATCTGATGAAGAAAGAATAATTGTTGAAGAAGAGGTAAAAGAAATGAAGAAAGAAAAGAAAAAAATTAGTCCTCAAGAAAAAAGAGATAACGAATATCAAACAATTATTCTTGAAAGTTCTTTAATTCCATTTAGATTGTATGGAATAGAAGGAATGAGAACAAGTACATTTTATGATGATTTAGATAAAATTAATAGAAAAATTAAACAATCAATCAATGACATTATGCAACATGGTACAACAAGCAATATTAATGAAAATAAGAGAAAAATAAATAAACAAATAAAGAAATATGAAAATTTGGTCACTGAATTAAATAATAATCCAAAGGGAAGAACAGGAATTGCTATTCCTGAAGAAGAAATTGAATTAATAGTTGACAATTTAGATAATGATGTATTAAGATCAAAAACATATCTGGCAAATTTTATTAATGATATAAATACTTATAGAAAAAAATACCAAACAACAGGTAGAGGATTAGATGAAAAACATTTTAAAAATCTTAGAAAAGCAATTGGAAGATTAAGAATACCTGAACATGAAAAGAAAATGAAATTTGCTGAATCATATTCAATTGAGAAAAGAATGAAAGATCCTAAAACTAAAGTTTCTGCAAATAGATCATTGAAAAAATTAAGTAAAAAGGTTAAGGAAGAATCAGGGGGAACAAATTTTAGTTATGCATTAAAACCAGGTAAACATGATCCTGCATATATGAATAAAAAGGTTGAAGCCGAAACTGTATTTCCATGGTTCTTTAATACAGCACTTAAATATCCTAAATCAATGCCTCAAATTAAACAAACTGGTCGAGCTAGAGCTATTAGAGAAAATCCAAATATTGAAAAAGATATGCAAATGTATTTATCTAGTAATTCAGGTGCTACAATACTTAATCGCAATGTAATGTCAGATCATAATCCAAAGATGAGAGCTGAATTTAATGGAATTAAACAAACTCATTTGAAGAATACGCAGATTCCACTTTATCAATTAATTTAATAAAATTAAATGATAAATTTAAATAAAATCAGCGTAATAAGAAATAATTCCGGCTGATGAAGTTTGACATTTACAAATATTAAGTGTAAAAATTTGTGATAGAGCAGATCCAGTTCTAACAACAACAGTTCCATCAGCAGAATTAGAAACAGTAATAGTTAATGTTGATGCTGATCCAGTACTAATCATAGTATTGTCAAAAATTGTTTTTGATAAACTAAATCCGACTCCTGGTGCTCCACCTGATATTGCACTATAATGTGCATCAATATCTGATGCATTTGGAAGTACAATATTAAGAACTCTAGCAGTAGGATTATCAATATTAACACATCCAATTGCGCTTATAAATAATTCGGATGCAGTCATTGTGACATTAGTAGTTGGTACACCAGTGCTAGTTGCATATGATGCAGTTGATGAAGGAACTAAACATAATATATTTGTTGAAGTTATTAATTGAGAATCAAAAATTAATTTTACAAGTGAATTTATGAAGAATAAATTTTGTGAAAACATTGTTGATCCTGTTGCAAGTGGTGTTATTCTTATTGCTTCATTTGAACTATTATCTTTCATACTAATTGTACCTTGCATATTAACATTACCATCTTGAATTCCAACTATTGGAGCAGCAATTAAATTCAATACTCCTGGACTTACACCTGGTTGACTTGCTGTAATACTTAATGTATGAGCAGTTCTATTAACAATAGAATCAGATTGTACTTTTCCACCAGCAATTAAATCAACTGCAGATGAAATATTACCTTGAGCTCCAATATCGTTCGCTTGTAAATTATTAATAAAAGTATTTCCGGATAATTCAACTCTAGAATTACCATTTATTTGTGTGAGAGTATCATATTGAATATTAGTTGGTAAAGGTGGATTAGGACCTACATATGTTCCAGAAATATTGATATTTCTACAGTACAAATCATAATTTTCACCAGTTTGTTTTACTAAATAATTTGAACTCATTTTTATTTTTTTTAATTAATTATACTATTAGAATAGAATATTTAACTTTTATCAACCAACTAAAGTGCAAAAATATGAAACTACGCCAGCTGCTACTGCTTGAACTTTAGTAATTCTAATTGTGAATGCCAATTTAGTTGTTGAAATAGTATCAGCATAAACAGTTCCATCTGGAGAACTTGATACTGTAACTGTCAAATCATTAGTAACTGCACCTGTAGCAAATGATGCACCAGCAAATAATATTTGATTAAAATTAGAACCAACATTTAGTGTAATATTAGGAGAGACTGATGCAAAATGTGCTTCAATTTGTGCTGCGGTTGGTAATACTAAATTTAATGTTCTTGCGACTGGTGAATCTACATTAATACATTTAATTGGAGTGGAAAATGTTTGTGTTGCATTAAGACCAATAGTAGTAATTGGTGTTCCTGTAGTTGTAGAAAAAGTATTAACAAGAGATGGAGCAGCTTGTGATAAAGTTCTCTCTGCAAAAAATACATTACCATCAATATTTACTGGTTTATTTTGACCAAATAATAATGTTGCACCAAGAATACCAGTTGAAATTCCTGCTGAAGTAGCATTAAAACCAAATCCTAAATAAGCTGTTCCTGATTGATTTACTAAAGATAATCCATTTGATCTCATAGAAATAAATCCATCTGTAGTAGGATCTGTAACTGAAGGTAAAGCACTAATTGTAACTTGTCCAGGTATGAGATTACCACCATCTGATGTAATATTTACTTGTGATCCTAATGTAGCTACTGCACCTGATGTAGCATTCAAATTTAATATTCCTGGTTGAACTGTAGATGGAATACCTGCTGTAATTGTTAATGTATCTGATATTCTATTAACAATATTATCTACTTGTAAATCATTACCTACAATGACGTCATTTGCAGCTGATATATCACCTTGAGCGCCAATATCATTTGCTTGAATATTATTAGAGTGGATATTACCAGCAATATCAATTCCAGAAAACCCATTACTTTGTGTAGATGTATCATATCTAACATCTTTTGAGTGAAAATTGCCATTAATATCAATTCCTGAAAAACCATTATTTTGTGTAAGAGTATCATAAAATATGTCTCCACCCTGTATATCTCCATTTATTTTTTTTGCAAAAATATTTCTAGCATAGAGATCATAATTTGCTCCTGATTGACTAGTAAGATAATCTGAACTCATTTTATTAGTTTAATTCTTAATTATACTAATATCAGAGAATTTAAATCACATAGTAACCCGTTGGAATATCACCCAATACAGCTCCAGTAAACACAATCTTAAAATTATGTTCCATGACAAATGAATTTAATGCTCCTGTTCCAGTGATAGCAATAGTTCCTCCAACTACCATATATATTCCAATTGTTCCTGGTCCTGGATTTCCAGCTGGAGCAGTTCCATTTGCTCCTGGAACTACAATTAAGTAAAAATCATTACCTGTATTATTTTGAACTGAATCTTGTCCAAAAATAAGTGAAAAATGTAAGGTGTGGCCAACTTTTAAATATGGATATGTTGAAAGAAAACTAGCTAATGATGGTAATGTGATTGTACTTCCAGCTCCAATAGTACCAACTACATAATCTTTTGAATTACATTGTTGTGGTGTAAATACTGCAGGAACTGCAAGTGCAGCATATGCTATTGATGATTGATTACTGACAAATCCCCCTGTATTTGAGATGAACGATCCAGCATTATTACTTAAAGCAAATGAACCAGCAGAAATATCACCATCTGTTGAAATATTATCAACTACATTAATAGCACCATTACCATTAAAATTTCTACAGTACAAATCGTAATTTTGTCCTGATTGCTCTGAAAGAAATGTAGAACTCATTTTGAATCTAAAAATATTAATTATACTATTACAATAGAATATTTAATTAAAGTAATTCAACTTTATCCTCCGATAAAACATAATTAGGTGCAGTGGTTGAGAAAGTTAAATATCTAGATTTGGTTTTTAATAATTCATCAGCTCTTTTTTTTGGTATTCCTAAATAATTATTTAACATGTAATTCATACCATGTTTATTACCAGAATTTGGGAAAATTGTAATTGTATGTGCTTCATTAAATATTGTTCTCATATCTTTTTTATCATTACCATTAATTAAATGTGAAGTTATTACACAACAAATATTTTTATGTCTACCAGTTTCCAAAATATCATGCTTAATTTGATTAACTGCTTTTAAAAGTGATTTATCTGAAATAGTATCTGTATCATCAAATATTACTAAATCACCATCATTTACTTCCTCTAAAATATTAACTGGATCATCAATTAATTCTTCATTAATTTTTATTCTAATTGGATTTAATTTATCTAATGATTCATCATTTTCAACTCTTGAGAATAAGTATATATCTGATTTAGGATTTTTCTTTTTGTACTTACCAACAAAGTCATTTACATAAGTTGATTTACCTGCACCAGATGGACCTGCTATGTAAAGTATCTCTCTATTATTCTTTTTCTTAATAGGTATCTGTCTAATCTTTGCACTTTTATCAGTATGACTAAATTCTTTTTTTCCTACTCCCTTAGATCCTTCATACTCATTAGTCACGATATATAGTTTTTGTCCATGTAATTTTCCTCCTTCTAATTGAGCTATAGGAATAGCTCCGGGATATTTAATTAATGATAGCATTTTTAATATTTCTTCTATAGTAATACTATAGAAAATAATAATTATGTCAATTATGAATATGTCTAGTGAGGAGATTTCTAAAGCAACAAGCCCAATTGGTAATGCTAGATTAAAAGCAGCACATACAAGAACAATTACTGGAATGCAAAATGTAGTAGAGGCATATTTGACTGATGAAGTTAAATGTCATCCAAAAGATAAATTAGAATGCCAAATATGTGGTAGTATATATACACGTAGTGGTTCTGCAAAACATAAGAAATCTAAGCTACATAAAAAATGTGAAGATATAAATAATAAACTAATAAAAGCAATTCTTAAAAATTAAGATGGTTCAAAAGAATGCAATGCAGATGGCTACTTTGTATCATAATCCATATGCAAGTGGTAGAGAGACAGTTTCAGATCTCCAGAGATCTGAAACTCCTCTCCAACCCCGTTTAGGGGGCTATCATGAGATACATGAGGAATCAGTAAAAGATTTAGAAGAAGAAGTAGAAAGATTAGAGGATGAGCCATTAAGTACAAAACAAGTTAAATATTTACTTAATGGAAAAGTTAATTATGTACCTTATTCAGAGGTTAAAAATTATAGATCAATTGATGAATTAATTGGTAAATATAATTGTTGTATATTACTTTATTTTACAGCTGAAAATTTTGGTCATTATGTTTGTTTAACCAAGAGAAATGATGAAGTAGAATTCTTTGATCCTTATGGTTTAATGATAGATGATGAATTAGAATTTCTTGGAGATGATGAAGAAGATTTAAAAGAGAGAAAAAACCAAAATTATGGATATTTAACTGAACTATTATTAGATTCTCCATATAAATTAATTTTTAATCAATACCAATTCCAGAAGGAAAAAGATGATATAAATACTTGTGGTCGCCATTGTGCAGTTAGATGTTCAATGAAGAAATTAGATTTGGAACAATATAGAAAATTTATAAAAAATAATATAAAATTGGTAAAAAAGACTACTGGGCGAAAAGATATTGATGCAGATTTTATTGTCACAATGTATACTTCACAAGTTTAAGATTTGTTAATAATTTTTGTTATCGTATGATATACTATAATAAAAACTAAAAAAGATGAGTTTATCAATTAGTCACGAACAAAATGACAAGTTTTACATGACTGTCAAAATGGGCTACAATCCAAATTCTCTTGGAATTAGTCCTGCATCTTTCCAACAACAATTAAATCAACCTATCATGATGAATCCTCATGATTATTACATGACTATTAATAAATTTACAATCCCAACTCAAAATATTCCGATATTTGTAGCCGAAATTCAACCATTTCCAAATACTAATGTTGATCTTACTGTTTATTCAGTTACTCTTACATTAGGTGCGAATGTTTCTCAAGTATTTGTACAATTTATTACTGAACAACCAAATGTTACTCCACCACCAATAAGTGCTAATCCAGTTAATGGACCTAAATCATCATATTATTTTGTGTATACATACATGAATTTTATTACGATGGTTAATAATGCATTGGCTGCTGCTTATGCGGCCTTACCTGGCACTCCAGTGGGAGGACAACCACCATATTTTACGTTTGATTGTGTTAATGAAAGAATATCACTTGTAGCACAATATGCTAATTATGATGAAAATGCAGCAAATAGAATTTCTATCTACATGAATCAAGTTCTTTTCACTTATTTTAGTGGATTAAGTGAAGAATATTTTGGATTTAATCAACCAAATGGAATGGATACAAGAATTATTGTTAGATATGATGGTAATAATGTTTATAATCCAGTACTTCCTGGAGTTCCTACTGTTCCCGCTAATCCAATTCCAAATGATTTTTTGATTATGACACAACAATTTCCTGCTCTTGTTAATTGGTTATCTTTTAAGAGTATGATACTTGTTAGTAATTTAATTCCAGTTAGATTACAATATTCAGTTGGTAATGTACAAACTCTTGGTAATACAGCATCAAGTAACCAATCAATTGTTAATGTTCAAGGTACTTTGAGTTCTTTTGAACCTATCTTGGACATTGGAGATGAAACACTAGGAGGTCAATTACAATATGTAACACAAGGACCTTATAAACTTTTGAATATGTTTGGAAATAATCCAATTAGTACTATAGATGTAACAGCATATTGGGTAGATCAATTTGGTTTTACATATCCTATTGATATTCCAATTAATCAAGTAGCTATAATAGAATTTGCATTTTTCAAGAAGTCGACTTTTACAAGTTAAATTGATTTCGTAATAAATTATTATCTCATTATTAAATATAGTTTGATAATCTTAATTCAATTATAAGAAAAAATGGCTTTAGCTACCCCAGCAGTTTCAGCATTTGCTGTCTATGAACCGAGAATGAAACTCGGTAATGAGAGACACTTTGCTATTTTGAGAGGAGGAAATCAAATTACTCCATATAAGATTAATCCATCGAGCGGCACTAATACTAACTTGACTTTCTCGACTAATCCACCATCCAATCACTCAATTTTGGATAGAGTTGCTATTTTGAAGTCAACATGGACTTTTGCAATGACTCAATTTGTTAGTGCTGATACTACTTTGGATGGACAGGGGCCAGTTCAACCTGGATTTGATGCACCAAGAGCATGGCCTGTTAGTTCTGTCACAACTCAATTAAATTGTGCTATTAATGGTTTTGGAGACTCTATCCAATTGAGTCAAATGATTCATGCTCTTACTAGATTTGATTCCGATAATGTTAAGAGAAATGGATTTGCAAGTTTGGCTCTTGCTATGGATGATAATGTTCAAGATTATAGATGCGGAAGTGGATTGAATACTAATGTTTTGGCTCCTTATGGTGATAACACTTCTAATCCATCCAGAGGTCAATATCCATGGGAATATATTGTTGGACCAGTTAATCAATTGGCTCCAGCCCAAGCTGCTTCTGGAACTATTCAAGTAGATTTTTATGAATATGTTGTTTTGCCACCATTTATTTGGGATGGATGTGAAGCAGGAGGTTTGACTCACATTAATCAATTACAATTTACCTGGACTTTTGGATCTAACTTGCAAAGAATGTGGTCTAGATGTCCAAATGTTACTGCAGGAGGTGTTCAATTAAATGCTTTGACTGCTTTGAATGTTAACTATGTATCATCTGAACTTCAATTATTTTACATTACTCCAAGACTTACTGATGTTATTCCTGATGAAATTATTTATCCATATTACAATGTTGTTAACTACAGAACTTCACCAATTAATGGTTCATTAGCTCCTGCAGGTATTGCATCAAATGTTGCAACTAACAATCTTCAATTGCAAGCAATTCCATCTAAAATTATTGTTTATGTTAAACAAAATGACAATATTTTGTATACACCAATTTCTGGAACTAATCAATCAGTTGTCAGTCAACCAGATTGTTTTGCACAAATTACTGGAATTAATGTTACTTGGAATAACAATGCTGGTCTATTTAGCTCTGCTACACCAGCTCAATTATGGGAAATGTCAATACAAAATGGTATGACAATGAGTTATAATGATTGGTTCGGAGAAACTAATCCATTATGTCAATCTGCTGCTGGAGTTCAACCAGCTTTGACAGGTTCAATTATTTGTTTCATGCCAGGTAAGGATTTGAATTTATCTGATATCGAAGCACCAGGTATGGTTGGACAATACAATTTACAAATTCAAGTATCCTATGTCAATCTTAAACCATCACTTATTGTCGGTGGTGTAGAACAAAATAATTTGGTACCAGAAATCAATGTTACTTGCATCTATCCAGGTATCATGACAATTAAGGATAATCAATGCACTGCCCAAGTTGGTATTGTTTCTAGAGAACAAGCTCTTACTGCTCCAATTAACTATGATACTGATTGGAATGAATTGACTAATTTGTATGGAGGACGTTATGGAGGAAACTTCTTTGATGGACTCAAAACTTTTGGAAAGAAAGCTCTAGGAGCAATCAGAACTTATGCACCAGCTGTTCTTAAAGGTATTGAAACCGTTGCCCCACTTTTGGGACTCGGAGCTCAATCATCTGGATCTGCACTCGCTGCAGGTACCTTAGGATATCAAGCTGCATCTGGAAAAGGTGGTGTTTTGATTGGAGGAAAATCAGTTGATAGAAAGAAATTGAAAGATAGATTGGCTAAATATTAAAAAAAAATAAATCATAATTCTAATTAATCAATTACAATTATGAATCTTGTATGTGCCTTTCATATCTATTAACTTAATTGTTTTACAGAATGATATTAATTCTTGAATATCAGTATATTGATCCATTTTTTGAATTACTTGATCAGCAGTAATTTTATAAAGTGAATAATTATCTTCTAATCTAGTTTTTACTTTTTCTTGATATTTTGGATCTGCGATTCTTTTTAGATATATATTTTTATAGAGTTGCTTTGTATATTCAAATCCATTATCATGATATGCACCTGTGTCTTGTGGGATATCATTTCTTTCGAAAATATTCTTAGTGGACAATTCCATTATACAATAATAATATTACGAAAGAAATTATATTCTAAGCTTTTAAATTTATCTTTTAATTCCTCCAATCTAGCTTTTATTAAAGTGTCAGATGAATACACATTAATTACATGATCAAATTTTGACAGGAATAAGATAACATTATTATACAAAGAATGAATTTCTGTAATTGTTCTATCATGCTCCTTATCTGCGGGAGATTTTTTGTTTTCTTGAAGCTGATTATATGTAATAATAAATAATCTATTAGTTTCCTTATAAAGATGCTCAATGAATTCTACAACATCATTTCTTGTAGTATTTCTTAGATATGAAAAATATGCATCGTCAACTTTTAGAAAAGTATTATTTTCAACAGCTAATTTTGTATCTGAAGTCAAAGATGATACAACCATCAAGCTAGTATTAACTTGAGAAAGTTGCAATGACTTATATCGGGGTTCTTCCATTATATTCTATAATGTTATGAGATAAAAAAATTTCATCGATTAAATTTCTATCATAATAAAATAAAACAGTTTCACTAAATGTTAATTTAAAATTATGACTTGGATCAAATTTATTTTGTTCAATTAATTTAATCAATCTATCATCAAATTCATCTTGATAATGCTTAATATTATCTAAAACATCATTAATTTCTTTTCTAAAAATACATTTAACAGAAATAGGATTATCTTTTGCATAATAATTCCAATTCTCGATCTGATAAGTGGTAAATTTATCATATTGGTACCATGTAAACATATTTATTAAAATATCATTAACTATATTAGCTTTTTCAATAGCGTCCATGTTGTTCTAAAATATCAGTAATCAATATACTATTATAGAGGAATAAAATTGTTTCATTAAAATTTAGATCATATTCATGAATATATACTGGAATATCAGATTCAATTTGTTTAATTATTTTTTCTTCAAATTTATCCAAGTAATATTTTTGAAATTCCAATGCATTTCTAATTTTACCTCTGTAAAAATTAATTTTTTGTTGAAGCTTTTTTATTTGTGATACTCTAATATTTCTAATATCATATATTCCTGTTAGATTATAAGAATAATCATGACCATAATTTCCTATGTCAATCATCGCAGTTAAGATTGTAATCTCATCTATCTCTGTAGCCATTGTAAGTTTCTTAATTATATAATTTTAATTTATATAATTAATTGAATTTTTTGAACGCACCTGGTCTCCAGAGATCAGGCGCTAAGACCGTCAGGTCTGCATTTTTTATGGATACACATTTTTAGACAAACATTGTTTGTAAATACCAGATATATTTTTATCCTTATTATGTATCTTACTAGCAGTATTATGATCTAATTTATCATAAACACATTCAAGTTTTTTATAAAGTTTATCTTCAAAAAGAAGAATTAATTCGAGATTTATTGTACCACTACATTTATATTGAGTTAATCCATGTCTTATAATTGCATCCTTATGTTTGTCTTCATAATTAAGACAAGTAAATAATCTCATCATATCATTACAAATTACTTGATCAAATGTTTTATGAATTCTTGCTAAGATTTGTTTATCAGAATAACCTTCTTGTTTGAGTTTAGAATATTTTTCAAATGTTGGACGATAGTGATCAGGAATAACTTTTTCAATTACATAAAGATTATATTGATCTTTTGACAAGTTGTCAATTGTTTGGAGAAATTCGTGAGTAATTTTCAGTGCCATTTTTTCTTTTTTATATATTCTTAAATTATATATTTTTATTTTTTATGAGTGATGAAAATTTATTAAAAATTGAAATCTTTAATAAATTAATTAATTAATAAATATAAAATAATTAGTCGTAAGAAATATGAGATTTATTATTATATGTAATAAGATATTTTTATTTTATATTAAAAAAAATATTAAAATGAAATGAACAAATAAAAAAATACAAAGAATTAGAACTAGTTTCAGAATAAATGTAAAAACAAAAAACTCAATTAAAATAAAAAAAATAATTTTATAAAAAAGCTCAAAAATGAAAATCGAATCTACCAAAAAGTCAATTAAAAATAAAAGTTGTCCAAAATTTTGTAAATAAAAACAATACCAAATCATCATGATACAAGATTACCAAATAGTCAATTAAAAATGAAAGTCAAAAAACGAATTAAAAATAATACCAAATCCAGATAATTCAAATAAACTGAAAACCGATTAAAAAATCGATTTTCAAAC